TCGGGTGGTAACTTAGTAGCAACAGCAATCCCTGGAACAACAACACATATCTTATGTATTGGAACTGCTGCTACAACTGCGGCTGACTGGGATGTTGACGTTATCGCCTTTGGTACTCTGACTGGTACTGGAGCAAACGTACTTGGCACTGGTCCATCTATCTCTAACTTAACTATCACTGGAACTTTAACTGCAGGCGGTGGAGTAGGAACTAACGGGCAGGTATTGACTTCTACAGTAACTGGTACTCAGTGGGCTGCAGCGGCATCTGATGCCACTCCTACAGTACTAATGCTAGGTGGAATGTAACTAAAGTAGTTCTGTACTGCCGTTGTGAATTTGGCTGTGTTGAGCCGCTTCTGATAAAAATTTTATAGGTTTGTATATTTGTGGTTTTACTGTAAAGGTATTAAATCGCATTTGATTTTTTTCTTGTTTCATTCGAAAGTTAAATATATACCAATCTATAGGGCAGTTAATTCCTTGTAATTTAATATCTGCAATTGCTTTTTCTGCACCACGTCTACTTACAGCATATCCTGCACAAGACCATTGCTGATAAGACTTGCAGATATGTTCTTCACTTAAATCATGCTCAGATTCATTATATGCAAATAGTGAGTCATCAGGAACAAAAAAAGAAAAGAAATCCCAGATAGGCATTAGTTCGCTCATGTATAACTCTGCAATACCTTTAAAATTTTTACTTATAACGATGTCATCTTCAAACAGTATTAATACTTTTTTATCAGACTCTAAGAACTTTTTATACGCCAAGTAAGTACTTGCCCAAACTCCTATAACTCCAGATGATGGTGGGAAGGTCTCTCCTGGCTTACAGAAATCAGTAACCGTATTTACTTTAAACTCTGGGGTTTGATTAATAAATGCTTCAGCCTTCTCTGCTGTATTTAGATACATAGTCTCAGAGCCAAGGCGTGGCAAGAAGGACATAGAGTTTAAAATGCCCTCATAAGATTTGTTTCTTAGTTCATTTCCAGTATCAGTATGAAAGACCTCAAAGCAAGCGTTACTTAGCACTTTTCAATCCATACTTGATATCCAGATTCAATAATGTTGTATTCACCCTTACAGACGTTAAGGACGCAATCAACGCCTCTCTTAGGCTCTAGGTACTCTCCTCCGCCGTAGTTCCACAGGTAGTCATCAAATGCCATCACCCCACCTGGTTCCAGGTGCCTGAAGCCATTTAAGCCATCGATAGCGGTCTGTAGTGCGGTGTGATCCCCATCTATGTATATGAAGTTATATGATCTTACGTTATTCCAAAAGAACTTGTCGCTAGTCATCTTGTACTTTAATATCTTATTGTTATCTTTAAATCTTGAGTCGTAGTAAGCCTCTACTGAAGAAAAATCCAGAGATTCATGGGCGGTCTCTTCGCTACCTTCCCAAGTATCAACATCATGTAGGTATTCAATCTCTCGGTTATTAACTAGCCAATCCGTAGCGTCCCCTGTGTAGGTGCCGATCTGCAGTGCACGAAGTGGAACACTTGGTACATGTCTGAAGTACTTCTCTACATCTTTAAACCAATTAGGAAACATTAGTTGAACAACTTCATATTGTTAAGACATCCATTCACATACTCTTGAGACATCTCATAATTATCTAACAGATGTTCAAACAGAATCTTACTTTCATCTCTACGCCCAATCCACCAACCAGCAACAGCCTTCTCAAATAGTAGGCAGTATGAGCCGTTGTATTCAACATATCCTGGCAGTGGCTGATTATAGGTAGTAGTAGCAAATAGCAAGCCTAACTCTGCATAGGTATAACACTCTTGATACTCCTTGTTTCGTTCTTTAATTCTAGACACTAGAAAGTACGCCTCTGGTCTATTTGGTAAATAAGCGATAGCCTGCATAATGTTGTTGTACACGGTGCGGTTTCTATCTTCTTGAGCACCCCAACATAGAGCCATCTTTAACAGAGATGTGTAGGTAATTAATGGATGGGTTTTATACCCGTGTTCAGCGGCTCTTAAGTAAAACCCTGCTGCAGATGCGTACTGTAACTGCTCTTCATAAGCAGATGCTAAATCAAAGTTAATCTGAGGATCATTAGGATTTTCAGCCAGTTTTAAAGCCAACTCTTTAACGTCCATAAGACATGGCCTCCGTAATCATCCCGTTCACAACCTTCTTAGGAACCTCAAGAAGAAATGCACAGTTATCTTGAACACCAAATGTTAGTAATAATTTTCCTTTAAGAATTGCTGCGCCCACACAGAACTCAATAGGTGTATCTAAAAATGCAAATGGATTTGTTACGCCAACAAAGTTAAACTCCTTATCCCACACAATCATTCGATGACGATATGTAGAGTCCTTTTGATTTAAATAATTCTTCCACAATCTAACTTCATGAGTAAACGCAATATAATAATCGCCCCAAGCAACGATGTTAGTACCACCACGTTGATCAGGAGAAATCGGCGGAGTTTCTTTTGTCAGTACCTGCTTAGACTGCGACTTATCAGGATCAGCCCAAACGACTTCGGTAGGCATAGCCCACTTAACAAAGTGATATGGCATATCAAGGATAGGCATCCAATTCTTTTCACAGTAAGAATTAAAATCAACAGGAGGCGGGATACGAACTCGCTGCACTTCGGTGGCTGTCCAATTAGTTTTATCTAATTCGATCTTGGAGTACTCCATGCGACCTTGCCCATTGGGCGTGGTATCACGCCGTACCCCAATCAGGTAGTAGTTGCCATCCCATTGAGTGATGCGACAATCCTCTTCACCAACAAACTCCCAAATAGGAGGAACGTCAAGGCGAGAGTAATCAACCTTAGTAAAATTAATTAAGTTGTAATCCTTGTCAAGACGTCCTAGGTAGTTGGTCGTAACTAGTCGTTGGTCTTTTTCAGGATGTAGATAGGAGAGTGGTCCCCAAGGACTAAAGAATCTCTGGTCTTTTTCTGAATGGTAGAGAGTGTAATTTACGTGGCGAATATTTACCAAGATGTCGCCATCATCATCTACAAAGATTGATGGATTCATTAGACCCATACCATTAGTGGTTGAATGAGGTAGAATTAGGGGAACTAATTTGCCCCCTTGAGAAACCGATTTTTGCACCAAATTCATAGGGACACTTTAGCCCACATAGTATTCTTGTACCAACTAACCTATGCTTATCCCCTTCGAAGGAGTCTCATGGCAACAGCGTATAAAATTTTAGGCCAAGTAGCGACCGCTACTCTTGGCGCAACAACAGAAGGAACTCTATATACCTCAACATCAGTTGAGTCTGTAGTTTCTTCTTTGGTTATTTGTAATCAAGCAGCAAGTTCTGCTACCTACCGCATCGCAGTTCAACCATCTGCTGATGCTGGATCATCTGCCACAGCAAAACACTTCATTGTTTATGGAGCAACTGTTGCTGCATCAGATACCACAGTATTAACTGTCGGATTAACTCTGGCTGCTGGTGATCGTATTCGTGTCTTTGGGTCTTCTGCAACAATGTCCTTCTCTGCATACGGAAGCCAAATTTCTTAAAAATTAGTTAGGATAATTAAGTGACTATCACTAACAGAGTCTCGCTAAAGAGTGTCATGGCGGGTAATACGCCTATCTCTGACGTTCCTGATGCGCCGACTATTGGTACTGCTACCGCTGGTTCAGGTCAAGCAACGGTAACTTATACCGCTGCTGCCACAGGTGGTGCTGTTACAACCTTTACCGCTACATCTACTCCTGGATCAGTTACTGGCACAGGTGCATCACCTATTACTGTTAGTGGATTAACAATTGGAACCGCTTATACATTTACAGTAAGTGGCGCTAATACAACAGGCACATCTCCTGCAAGTGCTGCTAGTGGTAGCGTTACTCCTACACCAACTCCTAGAGGACTATTTGCTGGCGGTTATAACGGAAGTAGAGTAAATAATATTGAATACATTTCTATAACATCAACTGGAAGTGCACTTGATTTTGGTGATCTAACTGCTCGTAGAGATTCTCTAGGTGCTTGTTCTAGTTTTACAAGAGCAGTATTTGCTGGAGGTGATAGCCGTAATGACGGATACAATGAATACGCAAATGTTATGGATTATGTTACTGTAGCATCAACAGGTAACGCCACAGACTTTGGTGATTTAACAGTAGGAAGGCGTTATGTTGGTGGCGGTGTTAACAATACTACTAGAGGAGTTTTTGGAAGTGGGGACGACGGTGCTGGAAGCAATGTAATTGATTACATTACAATTGCTTCTACAGGTAATGCTATTGATTTTGGTGATTTAACAGTTGCTAGAAATGGAGCCTACGGTTCTTCTTCTCCAACTAGGGGTGTTTTTGCTGGTGGTCAGAATAACACAAATGTTATTGATTACATAACAATAGCCTCAACAGGTAACGCCACAGACTTTGGTGATTTATCAATAGCGTATCCGATGTTAGGCACTGTTTCAAGTGGTACTAGGGGTGTTTTTGCTGGGTTTGGTGATAACAGAATAGAGTACTTAACATTTGCTACCACGGGTAACACTACTGATTTTGGTGATTTAGGAAATAATAGAGATGGTTGCGGCGGTGCTTGTACCTCAATAAGAGGAGTATTTGCCGATGGATCTGTTAGTGGATTTAATAATACATCAGAGTACATAACCATAGCAACCACAGGAAATGCAACTAGTTATGGAGAGTTAAGTTATTCACGGTATGCAACAGTTGGCACATCTAATTCTAATGGAGGACTTCAATAGTGAAATTAATTAAGTACACATTAACTCCTGAAGGAACTATTCCTGAGTATGTTGTAGATGGTGGTTATTTTGCTGTTGCTAATAACGGTGTATCACCACAGGATTGGGATCTAGTAGGAGTTGCTAATGATGATGCTGCCCAAGTAGGCTTTGCTAACAAGGCAGCACTGACTACTTATGTTGAGAGTAAGGGCTTTGAGTTTAAAGATCCAATAACAGAAGAGATTATTCCACTATCTACTATAGTAGATAATATTTGGGCAAAGTTAGGTTAAAAAATGGCCAATATTAAGAGAGCAAATACATCAGGTATCACCAAGACTGGTACTGCTATCTCTGACGTTCCTGATGCGCCGACTATTGGTACTGCAACTGCCGTAGATTCAAGTTCAGCAACAATAACATACACTGCTGCTGCTACTGGTGGTGCTGTAACAACTTTTACTGCTACATCTACTCCTAGTTCTATTACTGCAACTGGGTCATCTCCAATTACAGTTACAGGATTGGCTGCTAGTACTGCATATACTTTTAAAGTAAAGGGAACAAACTCAACCGCAACAGGTCCAGAGTCTGCTGCAAGTAACTCTATTACTACAGCCGCACCACCTGCTAGAGGAGTATTTGGTGGCGGTTCAAGTGCCGCTAATGCCCTTAACTATGTAACAGTAGCAACAACTGGAACAGTATCAAGTTTTGGTACTTTAATTACTAGTGGTTATGGAAGAGCAAGTTGTTCATCTGCTACTAGAGGTTTATGGAGCGGTGGGGGTGGCTTTAATGCTCAAACTGCTAGTATTGAATATATAACTATAGCAACCACTGGAAATGGAACTAGTTTTGGAAATTTAACACAAGCAAGAAATGGAATAACTGGATTATCTAATTCTACTAGGGGTGTGTTTGGTGGTGGACTAACTGGTGGCTCAGGAACTTACACTAACGTTATTGACTATGTAACTATTGCTACAACTGGTAATGCTACAAGTTTTGGTACTTTATACAGTTCTGCACAATGGGTTTCAGGCGGCGCTTCAACTACTAGAGGTTTATTTGCTGGTGGTGTTAGCGCAATTCCTTTTAATGATATTGGCTATATAACTATTGCAACTACTGGCAACACCACTAGTTTTGGAACATTAACCGTTGCTAGAGGATACTTATCTGGATGTTCTAGTTCAACTAGAAGTTTAATTGCTGGTGGATATCCAACTGGTGGAAATGGAATTGAATACGTTACTATTGCTACAACTGGCAATGGAACTAGTTTTGGAAATTTAACTTCTACTAAATATGGTATGGCTTCTTTTTCTTCTTCTACTGTAGGACTTTTTGTTGGAGGATACGATAATACTGATAGTGAGTTTGAAACTACTGCCATTGATTCTGTTACTATTGCTACAACTGGCAACGCTACAAGTTTTGGTACTTTATCTGTTGGAAAGGGTTATCAAGCAGGTTGTTCAAATGGACATGGGGGACTTTAATGAATGAATTAGAAATATCATTACCAAAGCAATACTCACCTATGCTTAAAAAGATAGATGACGTACTTCCACTAGCAAAATTAGACACTGAAAATTTTAATAAGGCTTCATCACAATTTAAAGTGGCTACTTTAGATGTGGTTGATTTAACACCTATTAACTCAGCCAAACATTTACTAGCAGTAATTCAACAAACACGGCAAGCATTAGAAGAAGCATCCATTTCTTTACGCCGCAAACAGGTTGAATTAAAACGCAAAGAGTTAGATTTAATGGCCTCTGAAGGAACAGACACCGATGAGTTAGTTATTGATATTGATGAATTAAAAATGCAAATTGCTAACATTGAGGCAGCAGGCAGAGGAGCGGTCAGAAGACTTGCTAATGCTCTAGACCAGTATCAGGCTATCCTTACCGCACTAGGTAAGGACCATCTAACAGAGTTAGATTATGAAGAAGATCAGGCTCGTTATCATATTATGACTGCATTTAATCAAGCCCTAACCGCTGCTAGAGCCAGGGGTGGATTAATAGATGAAGGTAATCACATCTATTTATTCCAACTGGGTATCAATGGTGCGTTAGCACAACGAGAAGTCACCGCATTCTTAGAAGCCGAACAAGAAGCACTGAATAATAACATTGCTCCAAGTCATGAGGGTATAGTTGCATGGTTAAATATTGTTGCCGATAAGTTTGAAAAGGCTCCAGAACTTTATGCTGCTTCAAGAAATATGCAGGTACTAAATACAAACTTATTATTGGAGAATAAACAATGAAATTAATTAAGTACACATTAACTCCTGAAGGAACTATCCCTGAGTATGTTACAGATGGTGGTTATTTTGCTTGGAAAAATAGTGGTACTTGGCCTCAAGATTTAGATTTAATTGGTGTAGCCAATAATTCAGCAACTGAAGAAAGTTTTGCTAATAAAGCCGCACTACTAGCCTATGTCCAAGAAAAAGATTTTAGATTTGAAGTACCTCATACAGGTGAAGTGATACCCTTAGAAACACTTGTTGATAATATTTGGGCAAAGTTAGGTTAATACATGTCTATTCGTAGAGCGCAAGATGAGCGCATTGAAGGAACTCCTGATGGCTTAAATGCCATCACGGAGATTTCTGACGTTCCTGATGCGCCGACTATTGGTACTGCTACAGGTGGTGTGGCGTCGGCAACTGTAACCTACACAGCCGCTGCTACTGGTGGCGCTGTTACAACTTTTACTGCTACATCTACTCCTGGATCAGTTACAGGTACTGGTGCATCACCTATAACAGTAAGTGGATTAACGGGAGGTACTGCTTATACCTTTACAGTAAGAGGTGCTAATTCAACAGGTACATCTCCTGCAAGTGCTGCTAGTAATAGTGTTACTCCAACAGTAGCCGCCGTATGGCAAACTAATACCCCAGTAACATTTAATACTACTGGAAATTATGTTGCTGATTCAAATGTATATGAAATATACGTTGCTGCTATAAGCGGTGGATATGCTGGTAGCGGTGGTAGCAGTGGTGGTTATGGAGGTATTGACAATGTTGGTGAAAACTATTTTGCAGTTTCTGGTAGTGGTGGTGCTGGTGGAAGTGGAGGACGAGCCTACTCTGGTTACAGTACGGCTCCAGGAGGCGCTGGTGCAACATATCTTGTAACAGTAGGTGCAGCAGGTGGAGGAAACTCTTCAATTGGAAACATATTGACTAGCGCTGGTAATGGAAATGCAAATCTTAAGGCTGCTGGAAACGTACAAGATGGTGATAGCACAGGTGGAAACGTTTCAGTTGGTTCAAATTTATTTACACCAATAGCAATTACATATGGTGGTGCAGGCGGTCAGGGCGGCGATGGCGGTGGCAGTGCAGGAAGAACTAATGGATTATCTCCATACGGTGGTAATGGTGGTAATGGTGGTGCATATCCTGGCAACACATCATACGG